AGTTGAAGCGGGACACTGCCAGACTCGATGTCAAGATTGCCTGACATAGTCCATGTGCAGCCTTGGTCATACCAGACACCGAACATCTCATCACCGATAGTTATCTCACCGCCGTCATCTGACGCGAGCATGAACTCAATCGTGTCGTGTTCAGGAATCGTGATGTAGCCGGTCATATGAACCATGAACAGATCACCTGTGCAATCTTCGTACGGTTCGCCGTCATAACTGCGGTTGATGTTGTTCTCAACCTCTGAACCGCAGACAGGATATTCCTCAGTCGATTGGACTGGTGGGATCTCGTCAATCGAGTAGTAGGTCGTATTCAACCCAGGTATCGGTTCGGCTCGAACCGTGGTCGGCCAGATTGACAACAAGATTGCTGGTAGCGGAATCAGCCACCTAGTCAGCGACCTGCCCACATTACTGTTCTATGAACTCTGTGCCGTTCCAAGTGTCGCCAATGCCTGCGAACTTGCCACGAGATGCGCCTTCAACTTCGTTGTTGTTGTAAGAAGTTTGCACCCACACACCATCAAGACCGATTGATGCGATGAATTCTTGACCGTCTGCTTCGGTTGGTGCGTCATCGTTGCTGATAACGATTACTTCAACAACTTTTGTGTCTTGTATTTTTGCGAAGTGTGCCATTATGCGATTACCAATGTTCCTGTTGCCGTGTATTGAAGGTAAGAGTATGCGCCGCTTGTGCCTGTTGTCGGTGAACCTGTTGTTGTAATTGTTAAACCTGTTGCGTCTGCTGTCAGATATCGGATAACAACTTCGCCCGACCCGCCGTTTCCGCCGTTTTCGCCGTCGCCGCCACCGCCACCTCCGCCACCACGATTAGCAGTTGCGTTTGACCCTGCTGCGTTTCCGCCACCGTTTCCTGCGTTTGTACCAGCCGTGCCGCCTACTGTTGTGCCACCGCCACCACCGCCACCCGAATACGAAATGCTTGAACCTGTATAACTGTTTGCTGTTGCTGTGCCGCCTGCACCGCCTGTTGTGCCTGACCCGTTACCGCCAACACTTGCAGACCCACCGCCACCACCACCGTTAGCACTAGCCGAACTTGTGCCACCTGCAAAACCTTCACCCGATATACCCGAACCTGCGCCACCACCTGCGGTTGCACCGCCACCTGACGCACCGTTTTGCGCTGGGTCTACTCTACTAGCACCGCAACCGCCACCGTTAGCAGTATTTATAAACCCTGACGCAAAACCGCTTTGACCTTGACCGTCATCAGTTGTTGCACCTGCGCCACCTGCACCAATTTTTACAACATAAGTGGTCTTGCCAAGAATTGACGAACCAGTTACAAAACCGCCAGCACCACCGCCACCAGCAGAAAAACCGCCTCCTGGGCTTGCACTTCGAGAACCGCCACCGCCTCCGCCTGACAACATGAAATCCACAGCCAAAACTTGAGAACCAACATTTACCCATGCTGATCCGTTGAATACTTGCAAACCTGTAGCAGTCGAATACGCAACCATTCCTGTTGACGGTGATGGGACTGCGGATGATCGTGCTGCTGTGCCGGCATAAACCTGCACGGCCTGATCCATCAAGTACGTCTGTACGTTGGTCGAAGTGAGGACTTCTCCCGATTGAAATGTACGATATCCTGCGCCAGCCATGTCTATACATTAACCCATGTTGAGCCGTTAAAAACTTGCAAACCTGTAGCAGTCGAATACGCAACCATTCCCGCTGATGGTGATGGGATTGCTGATGATCGTGCTGCGGTGCCTGCATATACCTGAACCATCTGATCCATCAAGTAGGTCATGACATTATTCGAAGTCAGGACTTCTCCAGATGCGAATGTTCGATATCCAGCTCCAGCCATAATGCTCCTATGTTAGTGCGTAAGTTGTGTCATCAAGTTCGGATGTGTCGAGCAAGAACGGAAGGACGATCTGTGCTTGTCCTAGCCCGAATCTTATCCGATGATCGGTGGGTGTGATGTCGTGGGTGACGGACTCGATGAACACGGTGTCGGTGCGCGACAGTGGCAGACCTGCCGTGTAGGTCTTCGTGACCGAGACTACGTCACCGACATCTAATGCCAACACGGTCGCGAACAAGGCCGTCCCGCAAGCATTCAGACTCGTTGAGATCTGATCGAATCGGATCTTGGGTTCTTTGTATTTGTCAACAATGTTCTGTGCCAACGTCGCACCAGCAGCCAAAGTATTCAACGGCACATTCGAGAACGACAACGTCTGCACACCGTATTGAGTTTGACTTGTTGCATCAGATGCGACCTGTGCTGCGGTGCCACCATCAACATCTATCTGCACACGGTTGAACAAAGTTTCCTGACCATACGCAACACCGATGTCAAGCAACGGAATCTGGTTGACTGCTGTGCCACCGAACCCTGCGATAGCGGTAGAGAACGTGAAGTCCACACGCTGATCAAACACAATTTCGTTGCGACGATTCGCAAAGAGTCGGCCATCCTCAGCGATTGCGACAGCCTGCAACGCTGACAAAGTGTTCGCGTTCGCGGCGTAGGCGACGGTGCCACATGTTGCGAGTCCTGTCTCGATGCTTCGTAACGCTGTCGAGTAGTTGACTTCTGGTCGGTTCAAAATTGTGGACACACGCGCAGATGTAAGTTCTGATGACGGGTCAAACGCGGCGAGACTTGTGCGACTCAACTCATACAGTCCGTCCGCTGCTGTGATAGACGCAAACGACAAGTCGGGCATTTGGTAGGTGATATCTAGGTCGGTGATTGCTCCGACGAACAGTTCGGCTGTGCCGGCAAGAACTTTGATGGCGCGTCTCGGTGCGAGATCAAAGTTGCCTTCATACCAGGTTGATGCGGTGTTCGCTGGGTCGAAGAGTCTGCCTGATGCGCGATCGTCAGCAAGGATGCGACAAGTACCAGGATTGAATTGCTCAACTTGTGAACCTCGGCCACGTTGAATTGCTACAGACAACACATATTCGGTTGCGTCCACGAAGTCGGTTGAGCCGTCAAGTGTGTCGGTGCCGTCAAGAAGTGATGTGTCGAGTGTGAATGCGTCAGCGACCGCACCGACATCTAACAGAACCGAATAGGGTTGACCCCACTTCAAAGTCTTCGGCATGGCTACCTTCGAACTAGAGACGCAATAGCATCACGATTGATGTTCGTATATGTTTGCAACACTTCAACGATCTGACGCCCAGCCTCAACACCGTTCGTCCCGATACCTGTATTGATCACAATGTTCGCACCCGTACCACCACGAATATCTGATGGCACCGTTGATGAAGTTGGTGTTGGAATGCCAGTAGGCAACGAAGGAATAGTCAAACCACTCCGACCAGTGTTTTTCGCCGCATCACCAGCAGCCTTAATCGCTTCGGCAAGACGTTCATATGCTTCAGTCTCAGCGTCAACAGCACCAGTCAATCTCTCCGATGCAGCCGTTTGACGCTCTTTCGCATCATTGACTTCTTTCAAAAGATCGTTGTAAAGATCAGAGCCTTCGACTGCACCGTTCACAGCCTGGTTCAGAATTGACTGTGCTTCAGCCAAACCGTTCGTGGCCTCTTCCTGCGCGTCAGTTGCGTCCTTGACAGAGATCTTCGCTTCAGCCAAATCAATCTCAGCCTGACGAATAGCCTGCGCACTTGAAGTTGGATCGGCTCGAAGTTCGGCAAGTTTCAGTTCCGCGTCACGAACCGCAAACACGGATTGCTCTACTCGATACCCAGCCGTCTCAACATTGCGTTGGGCTTTGCTCAATTCTTTCTGTGCTGCTTTAGCCTCAGCCGAATCCGCACCATAGCCTGCGACCGCTTTGTTGAATCGATCTTGTGCTGCGGTCAGATCCGTGTTAGCGGAGTTCAAAGACTTCTGAGCATCAGCCGTGGCCTTCTGCGAACGGGTATAAGACTTTGAAGCAACCTCGGATTGTTTCAACGCATCTGTGTACTTCTTCATCTTCTCGGCAGCAGTTTCAACAACCTTTGAAGCACCACCAGTTGCGGTGTTAAATTTTCCGTACGTCACATTTGTGACGCCAAGCGAGAACGCCAACTCTGTCAACCGATCGGTCTGAGTCGCCAACTGTTTGGCGATTGGAACTTTAAGAATCTCGCGACATGCACCAGCGATATCCAAATACTTTTTGCCGATCTGTTCGGCGATAGGGATCGCCCGATATTGCTGTTGAGTGATCTCTTCGGTACGTTTCTTGACATTCATCATCGGGATATCTAGAGGCAGGATGATGTTGAGCAAACTGTTGAATCCGTTGACAACCTTCTTTAATGCGATGTAGGCGTCCTCAAATCTGCCGCTCAATACGATGAACGCACTAGCCAATGCTGCGATTCCGAGAATGTAAAGTCCAAGCGGATTGGCGGTCATCAAGAAGTTCAAGATCGCTTGGGCTGCCGCAACCGCAGCGATTCGAAGCGGAAGAAGTTTCAGATAGGTGGCATACAGAAGAACGGCACCAGCGACAGCGGTGAACGTGATGACAAGCCCAGCGAACAATGTTGAATGATTCTGGGCGAATGTAGCCAACGCCTGAAACAACGGAAGAACCGCAGCCAACGCCGGCACTAATGCTGCACCGATGCTTTCACTGAGTTCGGCCATCTGTACTTTGAGGATCTGCATCTGTCCTGCGGCTGTGCCTGCGGCGGCTTGAGTTGCGCCACCAAATGTCGTATTCAACTCACTGAAGATCTGGTCAAGACTTTGACCTTCTTTGATGTTGTCGGCCAACGCAGGCGACAAGGCCTTCAATGCTTTGAAGTTATCGTTGTAACTTTTTGACAGAGCATCGGCTACTTGAGCTAGTGGTACAGATGTGCTTATTGCAATATCTTGTGCAAGACCAAGGTCTTTTTGTGCGCGAGCCAAACTGCCTGAACCGAGCGCGAGTGTCGCCAGAGCCGGACGAAGCTCAGAATCCGCTACACCGGACGCGAGACTCATCTGGGTTATCAGACGCTCCGTCTCAGCGATCTGTTCGGTTGTTGCACCTGTGGTGTTCTTTAAGGCTTGAGCAAGTTTGACTTGTTCTTGTTGGTCTTGGATTGCGGCGTTGACCGAACTGGTTAAGAGTGCGACACCAGATGCGAAGCCTGCGGCGGCTGCAATCGTTACTTGTTTGAATATGTCTTGCGTTGCTTTGGATTGTGCAGCCAATCCGCCTGTTGTCTTCTCACCTTCGGCTTGCAGTTTTTTGAACGCAGCAACAGCACTACCTGCATCACCGAGTATTTTTACAACGAAAGTGCGTTCACCTGCCATGGTGACGCAATTCTACTCAGTTTATGCCTGCTCGTTTCTTGAAGTCAGCCCATTCAATCTGAATGCTTTTATGTATCTGACCTTGAGTCATGCCGTCATATTTTGACAAGTCAACTGGTGCATCCCACCAACGCGGATCTGCGACATGGCGATTCTTCTTTGTGCTGGTGCGTTGCACAGTCGAGCGAATGTTCGGTGTGTTGAATCGTCGTGTCGGTGCAGCGATGTCTGTGATCGTTGGATCAAGGAACCGCCAACCTGAATGATGTGTGTGGAACTGCTGACCTGCTTCGTGCTGTGGCAGATAGAAGATACGGGCAGGGTCTTTAGTTGCTGGGTCGCCTTTGAGACGAAGACGCTCATGTGTCTCGTACCAAACTTCTTCCCAGTTCTGTACCGGCACAGCCTGCTCAAACGGGATGACAACGTGCCAGTGTGGATTGTCTTCACGATGCGACCAGGTTGTGTACGCGAAGTGTATATACGATCCGAGATCTGCCTGCTCGAATGCTTCACCGTCAAGGTCGGCAACCAACGCCCAGATGTGCGACACGTTCGCATTGCCACGAGTTGTGTATTCGCGATAGGTGACTGGCGAATATAACTTGCCGTCAGACTTCTGTTCACGTTCTTGATGGTTGCCGAGGATTGTGGCGAACTCCATCCAAGATGATGCGATGGTCTTTGGGTAGATGGACTTGACTGACGGGAACCCGACGACTTCAAACATTGTGCAGAACCTCCGACTATCAGGATAGCGAATCCTCAGCGGATTGCAAGTATCAGCCAATGCCTAGTTTCTTGACAATTCTCTCAATGGCATCTAGATATCTTTGGGCAATCAAGTTCTTTTTCTTGCGGACGGTAGGCCAGAAGAAGTACCCAGACTGACCACGATGCCTCAAGAATTGTTTGGTAGTTGGTTTGGCACCACCACCAAACTCGGCACCGAAGAACACATCACCCATCGTTACCTTGCGGGTCAGACCTGGACCTTGCACCAATCCGCGCTTCCGATTAGATCTGCTTTTAGATTTGAATAACATATTTGGTTTCAAACGAATTGAAGGAACGCGATCTTTTCTGACCTGCATACCTCGCATGACTTCTAATGCTTGACGAGATCGACTGACACTACCTGCTTCAACTTTGGCAGCTTTCAACAAGTCTTCTGCCAAACTTGTTGAGACATTGCGAATGTTCTCATTGAATAAGTCACTTGCCTTTGAGAAGTTACGCAGCATCTCATATAAGCCTTCAACTTCGACTGTCAGTGCAACTCCACCGGCACGACCAACTGTCGAACCTAAGTCACCTGGCTGGTTTGGGAACGCTGACTTGAGATTCCTTGGTACTGGGAACGCCATCAATTTTTCCTTTGCGGTGGATTTGATTTGATGTTCTTCCAGCGCAGATAGCCGACCATCGTGTACAGCATTCTAGGTGACTCTTGCAGAAGTACAGATGGAGCGATGTGAGTCTCGCAGGACAAATACGCGATCAGCCAGTGGGCTGAGGATTCTCCAAAGGGACGATCTGCGAATCATCGCTTGCGACCTCCAACATCTCAACTGTTTCAGTCCATTCTTCAAACGTGACTTTGACTAGGTTGCGACGCTTCAATGAATGCCAACACAACCATGCGAGGTCGGTCAGTTTGACATCGCTTTGCATGCTTGTGATCGGACGATTCTTTTCACTTTCAAACGCAATGAAGTCTGCGAAGTGTGCGGTGACTTTTTCTTTGACGCCTGTATTGAGCGTCACTTCCATTGCAAGTTTCATTCTTACCTCCTGATTGTTTTATTAAGAACTATGCGGTTGCTTTTGTGATCGTTCCGCTAATTGGCCAGGTTACGTCCGCTGTGTTTAGCTCGCCCACCGCGCCATTTACGGGCGAAAATTCTGTACAAAGTACTGAGAATGTATAGTGGGGTGAAGCGGTTCCTGCTGCGGCTGTGCCTGCTGGTTTCACAACCATCGTGACAGCGGTCGAACCGATCAATGGCATAATGAGTCCGTCGATGGCGTTGTAGTCATTGTGCAACGAGAGTGTCACCGAGTTGTCAATCAATCCTGAGACGCGAGTTACTGCACCACCTGAACCGAAGTTTGTTGTTGGTACTTCGGCAGCCGAAG